CTGTGTTTTTGGTGCTGTTGCACTAAACTGTGGTCCTTCTGGATCCGTTGATGAGTATGCTGTTTTGTAGCCAACGAAAGTTGTACCATTGTGTGCCATGATGTCAGCGTCTAAACTAGTGTTGTACCACAATGTTCCGTCTGCCGGTTCATTAGTTGGCTCACTTGTTGAAGCTGTGTAACTTAATCTTTTCCAGTTACTTGCCGCTACTTCATTACCCACTGTTGAGTCTTCTGAATCACCTGCAGGTGCAACGTATAAGTTGTCTACTAAAGTAGAGCTGTTTGCAGTGAAGCCACCATAGCTGTGTGCAGATCCTGTACCGAATCCTGCGTCATCAAGTGGTGTACCGCTTGTATTATTCATTCTAAATTCACCACCTAACTCGTGAGTGATTTTAATCGCACCTTTGAATTCTCCTGAACCGATAACTTCTGCTTTCAAGTTTGTAAATCCTGCAGTTGTAAATGCAGTCACGAAGTCTTCCGCGTCACCTAGTGTTGAACCATCTCCAGAAATCATAGTAACCGTTTTGGCAGTGTCTAATGCTTCTTGATTTTTCAATGATTCTCTTACTGTGAATGTTTCGTTTGCAGTGAAGCTTGGATTTGTTGTTTTTGACTGTATAACAGTTTTTCCACCTTCGTATCTGAATAATTGGAAATCACCTACGTTTCCTGTAGTGTCTGCTTGTCCGTCTATAGTCTGTTCTGTAATGTTGAACTGGGTGTATAAGTCACCAGCTGATAACGCTGTTCCACCATTCGCGGCATCTAATTTGAATATCGCTTGATGATGTGTTGCGTGTAATGGTGCACTTACAGTTGAGAAACTTCCGCTAGCCGAGCTGTATAGTTTTGCAACAATGTTCGCACCTGAGTTTGCTGAAGTTGTCTTGAACCAGACTGAACCGTTAGGTCTGTTTTCGTCTGCTGTTTTCCAAGTTGGTCTGCTAGTGTGTGCCGCTTGTAAAAATTTAACTCCATTGTAAGTTCCTGCTGTTATTCCTAGTTCTGCTAAAAGTCCTGAACCTTCCTCTATTCTGATAGTGTTGTCACCTGCTGAAGAGTCACCAAATGCCCCACCGTTGTGGAATATTTCAAGGTTTCCTGTTACTGAGTTTACTGATGCAGATATACCTGCCAATGCCGCTCCATCGCCACCGTCACTTGATGTGTTGATAGCTGTTGCAACGTCTGATAAAGCTGTGCCACCTGTTGTAACAGTTGTGCCATTAATCACCATAGTGGCAGAATTTGTTACTGTTGTTCCAGAGGCCACTGTAAACACAGGAAGTGAATTATGCCATGCCTGAGATCCAACATGTACCCATGTGTTACTTGCAGTCTTTTTGTATATCTTGTTTGTAACGTGTGTAGTGTTAATTGCATAATCACCTTGCGAACCAATTGATGTTTTAGGAAACGCTGTTGAACTGTTTCCTACCAGGTCACCTACTGAAGTGATTAAAATTGGCGTGATTGCTGTAAAAATTTGATTAGTTTGTGACCATTCAAATATTCCATAAGAGCTTGATGCAAGGTCAAACCAGTATGTTCCGTCTGTTGGTCTAGCTGTCGGTGCCGATGCACTTCCAACTAATTCTGATGTGTTTACGTTAGCTCTTAAAACGAAAGCTCTGTTGGCAACTCCTAAGAATGAGTATGCCGCTTGTAAACCGTATTCATTCAATTCATAACCATTTAATGAATTTCCTGAAGTGTCAGTGTAGAATTTCGGATCTCCGAATGTTTCTGTTAATTCTCTTTGAGATGAGATTAAGAAAGCAGTGTTAGCCTGTGCAGTGGTTGTGCCAGATGCCGTGCCGTCGCCTGCTCCGTTTTGCTTATCTTGTCCTGATGCTACTATAAAAAGAGGTGTAGTACCCGCATCTGATGGTACGTAAAAACTTTCGTTTATTACTGAAACCTCTACTCCTGGTGATGTCAATGTTGCCATTTTTCGTATTCTCCTTGCAAGTTGTACGTAACTAGAGTTATTTATTCAATCGTATGGTTTTTACGATATAACTTGCTATTTTTTAGGTACCTATATAGGCAACGTAAATAACCATATGTCGTACAGAAATAGGCCTATATGCAAGTTATGTAAAGCCAAGCCAAGGGCGTATGCTTATCGCAAGGGCATCAAGATATACTGGCGAAGCCTTTGTGACTCCTGTAATAGAAAAAAAGCAGGCAAAAAGATAGGTGGCATCACACCCTTACAGCGTTCAGGATACAGGAAGAAGAAAAAGTGCGAACTTTGTGGATTTAAGGCACAGAATCAAACCCAACTAGATGTGCTGTTTGTGGACGGAAATATGAGAAATACTTTGTCTAGTAATTTAAAAACTGTCTGCGCCAACTGCCAGCGGTTAAGCGGCGTCAGAAGACTTGGATGGAGAGTAGGGGATCTTGTTGCTGACGAGTAATTCATCTATCTTTGCTGATAGTTGTTCTTTTGTGCCGTTATTTTCAATTACATAATCAAATTCTTCTTTTGCCCAGGCATATTCAGAACTGTGTATTCCTGTAGGCTCTATGTTACCCTCTACATAATTTGTAAACCATTCTGGATCTGCACCTCTTTTAACCAGTATTATTATGCCACCATGTTCTCTGATCTTTTTTACTTCGTTGGGAAATCTTGTGTCTGAAATTACAGTGTTTTGTCCTTTATATCTACCTATGCAACTGTCTACCCAGATAGAATCATACATGTTGCCACGCATCACTTCAGTGCCAAAATGCTGTAACACCCATCTTGGAGTAACAGGCTTACCGAATTTTTCGCTCCAGAATGTATCTGGTTGTTCTCTCCAGTGTCTACTTGATTCTGTATTGCCTTCCAGCATTTCTCGGTCCCAGTTGAACATGGCACTTACTGCATCTTTCAAACTTTTTGCAAAACTGTCCCTTATGTAACCGTGTTGTGTAACCAAATGTTCGGCCGCGGTATCTTTACCAGAACCTATTAGTCCTACTATTCCTATAAGCATTTATAGATTATACTATCTTTTACTAGCAGGGTCAATAGTTAAACCAGCCCATTTATTAACTATTGGTTTATTTTTGTCCTCTATGAAAAATCCGCCATCTGCTTTAAATTTTCCTTGGAACATACACAAAGTGAACCTCATTTGGTCTGACGGATTTGAATAACTATGCCAGGTTCGATCAAGGTCACTGCAGAAGGTGAAATGTGTGTTGGGTTTCCATGGTAATGTTTTTATAAAATTGAAATCTTCTGGATTAGATGTCCGGTTGCCGGTGTGCTTTTGTCTTGCTATAACTCCTTCTTTAGCAGTGTACATTGCTGTTCCTAAGTTTTCATCGGGATCGATGTAGATTATAGAAGTCCAAGTTTTAAAAATATTATCGGTATGAATGTAATATTCAAAAGGTGCCGGTGGATCCACTTTTATATGAACGTTTAGACCTCTTTTTTCATGCCAATGGTAGTGTGGAAATTTATCACACAGAGCTCTGGCATTGTCCAGCACTGCCTGACCAATCTCTTGGATTTCGTCTATAAAATCTATGCCCCAGTCTTTCCACTGTGCTGGATATAGGTATATTGGAGCGTGTAGAGTATTATTATTTTTGTATATTTTATCTATCCATTGGGCAAATTGTCCCAACGCACCTGTTTTGGGATCGCTATGTACTTTCCTCCATTGACTGGTTGAATCGTTGAACTCTTTGAATGAAGGGAAATCATCCCTTGTGAAACTTGTCCTGTCAGTGTCTTTATTGTTATAATTTTTCAACCTGTCTCGGTCAATGTTTACTATGGACTTTTTTAATTTGTCGAAACTATCAGCAGGCAAGGCATCTGGGAATTGTGCATAAGGCCATGGGTCAGTTTGGGTGGTGGCCTCCAAGCATCTGTTTACAAAATATTCTCCTAATGATGTTGTCATCCTACGTATTTACTGGAAAACATAAAGCGGTGTTAATTCTTTGTTTTATTTTTTTTTGAGTCTTTTTTCAATCTCTGATTTTGCTTCTTTTACCGCACCGAGTATGGTTTTCCTCATATCTAATTTTTTGCTTTTGAGTGCGGCTATTGCAACATTCTCAAGATCGTTAACAATTTCTTCTAATTCATCGATGGAACAATCTTTATATCTTTTGTAACTAGAATCTGTCATGACACTTTTATTTAAATGAAAAAAATTTTGAATTAACCAATAACAAAACTATGGGGAGTGCCGCCTTCTGAGTAATTTCCTATCTCTGCTTCTAGTTTCTCCATCTCGGCTTGTCCTTGACTTTTTAAAGCATCACCGTTCAGTGAAGTGCCACCTTGTGGACCTGCAATGGTATTGAACTTTCCCCTTGCTTCTCCTATCATAACTTTTGACACAGCGAGGGTGTAATCTCTGATCCATGGCTTGGCATATATGTCCTTGAACAGTGTTATGTCAGGTCTAAAATTGTCGGTGTGCATTAGGACAGTTTCGTTATCTGCTCTGGGTCTTTGTGTGATTGTTAATTTTTTAGTTGCTACATCAAAATGGAACTGTATGAAACTTCCAAACAATTTACCCACTAATTCCTGGTATGAAGCAAAGGCGTAGTAAGTGGCCAAGCCACCTGTTGCACCTGCCCTTAAAAGATATGTGTTTGTGTATGCTAGGTTGAAAGGTTCAAATAATGTACCACCTTCTCCACCTTCTGTTCTTGATCCTACTGTCCTTCTATTCAAGTTCCTTACATTTATAATCTCATCCGGTAAGATATATGTGTTTTGATTTTTCTTTAGTTCTAGAAAAGCATAAGATTCTTCGACAGCATTTGATGATCTCTGTCTAAATTTATTTACGGCTCTTTCCAGTGCCGTTTGGTAGTGTTTTGGGTCTAATTCGACGTCGATCATGCCCTCACCGAGGTTATTTTTCACGTAATCGAATATCTCTTGTTGACCTGTTTGTAGTTCTGACATACACATATTTATAGCCTTTGCCTGTGCAATAAATATGTGTGATATGCCAAGATTATCCATTTTCAAGCCAGAGAAGGGCAATGACTACAAGTTCTTTGATCGCAACATCAAGGAGATGTTCACTGTGGGTGGAACTGACCTACACTTCCACAAATATTTAGGGCCATATGATCAAGGTAGTACTAATAAAGACGGCGACGCAAGTCCAACTTTGCCTCAGTATTCGGGCGACAGTCTAAACGAAAGGACAATTCAAGATTTGTTATTTTTAGAGAACAGGGACAGGAAATATGCTAGTGATATCTACATAGTAAGGGGCATATACAATGTACAAGATGCCGACTTTAACTTGTCACAGTTTGGAATGTTCCTACAGAACGATACATTATTTTTAACTGTTCATCTTAATGACATAGTAGAAA